TGGCTCCGTCTGAGAGCCCTAAGATGCTGAATGTTGATGTGGACCCCAGGGGTGGCATCAAAATGAGGCTCGGAGTTCAACAGAGAAATTCGACTGCCTTAAATTCCGATGTCACTGGTTTGAGCCAGTTCACACCTGATGGTGGTACCGCTCGAGTGATCTGTTCATACGGTACAACGGTCGCAGAGTCAGCCACCGATGATTTCACATCGCTTGCTGGAGTTTCTGTCACTAACGGCGAGCGCATGTACGGGCAGACTACAAACTCACAGTTTTATGGGGTGTCAGGCACCAGCCCATCGTTCGTTTATGACGGCACTACAGCTTCAAACCTTGCATCCAACGTAGACGGGTCCCCAGGTAACTATCCGATAGCTAAGTACACCTGCCACTGGAATAACCACGCTTGGACCGCTAGCTCCACTGAGGGTGGCACAGCGTACAAGAATCGTGTTCGTTGGTCGAAGATGGATGACCCCGAATCGTGGCGAGAGTTTGACTATGTGGATGTCAACGTTGGGGAACGTGGCGATGAACTCTCCGCTCTTCTTCCTTTCGCTGACCGGTTACTGATCTTCAAAACCAATAGTGTTCACGCCTTGTATGGAAGTAGCACTGAATCATTTCAGCTAGTTCCTTTGACGCAAGATGTTGGTTCCATCTCTAATTCGTCGCCTGTGTCTACACCGTATGGCATTTTTTTCTGGTATGACCGTCAAGGTGTTTGGATGTACGACGGTAACCAATTTAGTTCAGTGTTCCAAAAACTTCGACCAGCTATTGACGATGGGCGTCTTCAATTTAACAACCCGCCCCAGTTGGCGTGGTTCAAGAACCGTTTATATGTTTCGGTTGATTGGAGCGACACGGGATCAGCTATTACTGCTCGACGGGTACTAATATTCGATCCTACTTTGAGCCAATCTGGTGCTTGGACGATGACAGATATCGACGCTAACGTGATGTTGACGTTTGCGCCACCGAACGCTGAACAAGATCTTCTGGGAGGATGTTCTACTGCCACTGGTCGAGTGATTCACTTGGAACAAGACCTGGAAAGCGACTTCTACGGGGGTGGTGCTTCCCACATTGTTAGTTCGTATACGACGAGTTGGCTGGTGGGTAAGAACCCTATTGTTCGTAAGCGTTGGGGTAAACCTCGAATTGTGGTGAGTTCCGATTCAACGGTTGCGTTGTCCGCAACATTGTTCACGGATTACGACACAGCAAGTTCTAAGAAATCCATGAACTTTGGTGTGCAAACTGCTAACAGTACGGCTGCTACTTGGGCAGAATCTGCTGGGCCGACAGGCGGTACGGGTGTCTGGGATACCAGTCTTTGGTCTGGGGAACCTAATACTGATGTCACAAACATTGAGCGTTTGCCTACGCTTGGGACAGCTAAGGCTATACAAATGAGGATTGATGGCCCAACAACTGTTGACGAGGCTTGGGAAGTAAACGCTATGGCGTTCACATATTTACATAGGAGATTGCGCTAATGGCGACGTTTACGGCCCCTAAAGGTACTGTCAGTGCTGGCACTGCAATTATCGCTGATGACCATAACGACAACTGGACGTATGTCAAGAACTGGTTAGAGGGTGTCATCGGTAATGCCACGTATCCTGGGGTGATTCAGTCTGACGGTGGCGGGTCTATTACTGGAACTTTGGATGTTTCTACTTCTTTGAGCTCTGGTTCTCTGACGACTACGGGCACAGTTAATCTTGGGGCAACTAATACTTTTTTGTTAGACACAGCGCAAGCAAATGTGATTGGTTTAAGCGCTGGTGCCAGCATTACAGGTAACACCGCTGGTGGTCACCTTTTCGATCTAGGTGTCCCCGTCGGAACAGAAGTAACGTACACAAACCATTACCAATACTCCAAGTACGACACAACCGCTGGCGGAGGTAACCTAACTCCCGTTCCTCGCCCTCAGTCTCAATATCGGTTAGTCGTAGAAGGCTCTATTGCGTTCACGGGTGACCTTATTGGTTACACAGACCAGTGGACAGGAAACGGCAATACTTACGGAATGGGCACTGGTAGCCGTATCGAAACCCAATGGATGAATGTTCGAGAAAACCTCGATGTTGGTGGCTATATCAGAGTTATGACTGACTTAGACCATGCCCGCCTTTTCATGGGTAATGACTACTCAGATGAAGATTGGATGGAGTGGAACGACGACATCCATTCAAGCCAACCAGGGTTCGGGTTCCATGTAAATGGAGTACCTGCAACAGATAAGAGTGGTCGTGTTCTTTCCATCTCGAAAGACTCCAGCAACTATGTGGACGTTCGTGCCCCTATAGGGCAATACCCACCCTCGACTGGGCCAATAACGGCGGGTTGGCCGACGATCTCAGGAACCGCAGCGCATATTGATACGGGCACCCAACGCCTTGGGGTTTCTTCTTCGTCTATTCGTTTCAAAGAAGATGTGGAAGATCTTGTAGCTGAAGAGAACTGGGAAAAACTTCGGGCTTTGAAGCCTCGCACGTTCCGTTGGAACCGTGAAGTAGCTGATCGCTCTAGCTTGGATTATGAAACTCAGATCCCAGAGCTAGGGTTTATTGCTGAGGAAGTTCACGAAGTGGCACCTGATATGACGTTGTATGACGCTGAAGGTGATCCGATTGTGTATCGAGAAAAGTCGATGCTGGCAATGCTAGTTAAAGCAGTGCAAGACATCGACCAACGGTTAGGGGCGCTTGAATAATGCCCACAGGTGCAACATACGTTCAGGACGTAGGTGGAGGAACAAACCTCATTTCCTATGCTGATGGCTTCCGCTATCAAGGCGTGTGGTCCTCAGGCACCTCATATTCGATTGGTGATCTTGTCGAGTACAGCAACGCATCTTATGTCGCACGCACAGCGCACTCTGCGGTTACCCCAGGCACGAATGCAAGCTACTGGCAAGTAATTTCTGGTCAGGGTAGTGCTGGTGGTCCTGGTCCCGCTGGAGCGGCTGGTCCCCAAGGCCCATCAGGTCCTTCAGGTCCCTCTGGATACACTATCCTAAACGGTGTTGGTGACCCACAAAACGTTTTGGGTGTTGACGGCGACTTTTACCTGAACGTATCCAACGACTATTTCTTTGGACCGAAAGCTGGCGGTGTTTGGCCTGTAGGTAACTCTTTGATTGGTCCTCAGGGCCCAATCGGGAACACGGGGCCAACTGGACCAACAGGCCCATTGGGTCCACCTGGGGGTCCACCTGGACCGACAGGTCCAACAGGTCCGCAAGGAATCGTAGGACCAGCAGGTGACGCAGCAGGAGTCGTCAACGGCGGTGTTCCTGCCTCAAGTTCTAATGGCGACTACGGCGGGGTTACGCCGATAGACGCAGGAGGGGTTACATAAATGCCAATTCAGATTCAGTTCCGTCGAGGAACCTACAATGAGTGGGTTGCTGCTGACCCCACAATGGCTGCTGGAGAGTTCGCTCTCCAAACGGATGCTGGCGGTGGACAGGTCGCAGGCCAGTTCAAGGTCGGTGATGGCGCTACTGCTTGGAGTTCACTGGCTTACGGTGGTGTGACAGGTCCGACTGGCCCAACGGGTCCACACGGTACTTCCGTCAACAACCTTGACGGCGGTATAGCAAACACTAATTACGGTGGCATTGGCGCTACCGCTGATGGCGGAAACGCACAAGGAATATAATGGCTGTTCAAATACAACTTCGTCGTGATACCGCTGCCAACTGGACTAGCGCCAACCCGACACTCGCTTTGGGTGAGTTCGGGATGGAAACTGACACCATGTTTTACAAGATTGGTGACGGCGCTACCGTATGGAACTCTTTGAGTTATGCGGAGCTTGCTGGTACAGACAAGTTCACCATTGACGAACAAACAGGTACCGCTTATACGTTGACTGGTGCTAATGCTGGCCAATTCATGAAAATGAATAACGCTGCGGCAACGACGTTGACGGTGCCACCTAACTCCAGTGTCGCTTTCGATATTGGGGTAACGGTCACCGTTATCCAATACGGTGCAGGACAGGTCACGTTGACGCAGGGCGCTGGCGTAACCATTTACTCGCATGGTGGTGCGTTAGCGTTATCAGGCCAGTACGCCCAAGCAGTTTTGACTAAGTGTGCTACTGATACTTGGGTTGCGGCGGGATTGTTGGCGTAATGGCTGGTGTAACGACGGCTGCCCGAATGGGCATAGGAGCTATTTCTGCCACACAGGCTCTTGCCCCTGTGGAGAAATGGCAGCATCTTTGGTCAGGTACCCTGAATACAAATCAAACGGTCTCAGGTCTTGAAGCTCTATCCGTCACTCATGGCGTTACTGACATGACGATTTACGGAACTTCACAAAACCAAAGCAGTTGGACAGGTTGGGGGTATGTCCAGCTTAAAAATTCGCTTAACAATGCTTACAACAACGACAGGATGCGCTACCAGGGAGGCCAAGTTGGTAGCTCATGGTCTGGCTCGTCGGGTTACACTGCGGCCATATACAACAACGGTTACTCGAATTATTGCAATATGTGGCAGATGCACGTTCAGAATGCGTTTCTGGATGATCGACCCAAATTGTGTGAACTGACGTACTCAACTGCTATGGGCAGCCAGCCTTACAACGCTGTAGGTGGATCTATTAACTGGTGGAACAACAACACCAAAATAGACGCGCTGTATGTTTACGATAACTATGGTTCTGGTACATCTAGCTATCAGTTCTTCAGCATCTATGGTTCGGTGAGGAAGTAGCTATGGCTGGATACGTCAAAGAACTTGCAAGAACAAACGTTAGCGGAACTAGTGGTCCCGCGATTGTGGAACTTTCTTGGGCTTTGCCTGGGGGTTGCACTTCGCTTTGGATTGAAGCGAATTGGGGTATTGTCGGAAGCGGTACCAGCGCTATGAGAATGAAATGGAATGGTGCGTGGGCAGCGGGATCAAATGCTGCTGCTAAAGATAGTTACCTTCTTAGTCAGATAAAAGAATACTCTCACGACTATTTTCAGGGTCAGCACAACAACTTAGACACAGGCAACAACAACCGTATGACGTACGGGTTCGAGATCGAATGTCCTCCTCCTGGTTACAGGTGGTATGCAAACAACCACGAATTGCCAGAAAATGGGTTACTTGGTTACGTTTTGAGTCCTGCAACTACTGACAACATGAAGATGCCTGTGTTCCAATACTGGTGTACTGCATCTTCTAATAATTCAAGTGCGGATGCTAGCTATTCGTGGTCGCAGCGATGGGGGAATGGGATAATAGATCCTTATGCCCATGACGCAGTAACCAAAGCGGCGTTTACCTCCATGAGGTTTGAGTGTGCAGGCCCATCTGATTATTTTTCTGATATGTCAACTTTTGCGGTTCACGCATACGGAGCATAATAATGGGTCAACCTGTAAAACAATTCTTCACCACAACACTTACCCAGGTGAGTGCACAAATCATAGTTAATAATCTGAATGCTTCTGGTAACCGTTCAACAACGATTGGTACGGAGGGTTGGGCTTTTCGTACTGAATTGATGACACCTCAGCGACTAACTAATGGTAACTACAACACGGAAATAGAGTGGCGTACAGGCGACAACGCAGGCAACAACTGGTACACAAGCTCCTATTCAAGACGCAGATGCGAATACAGCCACGGTTACAGCACACAAAACCAAACTTGGGCATCGACTGGCTGTAGTTGGACTGGCAGCTACAACTACAATTCCTCGAATTGCGGTAACTTTGTTGGTGCAGGTGGTTACTCTGTGGGCGACGAATACGATGGTGTGAACTCTTTGGTTATGGACTGGTGGGCACCGACGACCAATACGGCGCCTTTCGTTATGTCCTGGGGAGGTGGATTGTCTGCGACGACCTGGACCAACACCTCCACAGAGGGCGTAGTAGGTTTTTTTGCTGGTAACTGCACCCCCACGACTTACAACTATGGGTTCGGTTCAAACGGGGGTAGTTACTACGTTCAGTGCGTTTCAGGCAACTTTCCTATAGGTACGACCCTTACAATGTACGAATTTACAAGAGCTAACGCGGAATAAACGAGTAGGTACTGGATATGGTAGAAGAAGCTAGACCCATAATTCATATTGTTAATGCGGCAACGGGTGAAGAAATCACTCGACCCGTTAATGATGAAGAGTGGGATGAGATGAAACGCTTAGACGCTTTATCAGCAGAGAGTCGTGCAGCGGAGGAAGCGATCGAGGCTCAACGTGCTGCCGATAAAGCGTCGGGTGATGCGAAGCTGAAAGCTCTCGGACTTACGGATGATGAGATAGCTGCACGATGAGTGCTGATGTGGGTATCGAAGAAGTTATGGCCTCGTTGAGTGAGCGTGGACAGCTTGAATGGGAACTCGCTTTGATGCGGGTTCACATCCAGCAGCTTGAAGATGCCCAATGCGGTTGCGGCTGCGAGAAATGTGGGACAACTGGGACTACGGGGTGAGGTGAGTTGTGGGATACAGCGCTGTAGATACCTATGGTTCGTGGACAGGTCATGGAAAACCTGTCGGT